TTTATTTTACCTAAATAAGTTTAAAAAAATTACTTTAAACGATCTTTGTTCTGTAAAAATCCCCATATGGTTGTGACAAAACCAATTATTGATGTTATTGATGCTATTAACGAGTCCATATTGTCTAATATGTAAGTAATTACACCTGTAAATTTACTCAAACCTAGCATAACTGCCATTGAACCTAGTGCGGTTAAAATATGTCGAACTATCGACGCTGTATTCTTATTCATTTTTATTTTTCCTTTGTTGTTTGTTTTTGTTGTTAAGAAAATTCTGCATAATCATATGATATCGTGATTTCTGCATTTACTACATCATCTGTACCCCAATCCATGTCTCCCCAGTTCACTGTACTGATAAATGCTCCAATCATTTTCCATGTTCCAGTTGGACTTGATCCATCTGGTCCTAAAATCTGTAATTGCATATCATGTTTGTACACTGGTGCATATGAATCCGTTGCGGGTGTTACTTTTTGATGTTCATTGAAATATGACCATATCTCTTTTGCTGTTATTCCTTCGAAGTGATAGCATGATAAAGTAATATCATTCCATCTGGTTTTACCCTTGACTTTGAAATAATAGTTTATATGCTCAACATTCACTGGCGCATTATCGGCAGATGGTTGTTGAGCTGATCGGGCATATATCTTGGCACCGGGCAACTTCGACGTCTGCATCTGATATCTGAATTGAAGACTTGGGTGATGTGACCCCGGGGCTACTACTCTTGGCATGTTATTTTCCTATTGTTTCTTATATATAGTTTTGTTTCAAAAAATTTATTCTTTAGTATCAAGCGGAAATAATGCTCCCGTAGGTAATACATTAAAATCTACAATGATGAATTCCGCAGTTTTAGCAGGCTTTAAATAAATAGCTGCTCGCATCTCGTTTCTATCAACCACATCTGGAGTGTTATTTCTCTCGTCGATAACGATTCTATAATCGTATAAACCTTGCTGTGATTGAACCCTTCTAAAATACGGTTCAGCTATTTCTATAAATCTAGCACGTGTCTCGTTAGTATTTTGCTCGAAAACTAAGTATTTAACTGTTTGTGCAATAAATCTCTTAGCATCTAGTAATAAACGTCTAACGTTAATTCTGTCTAATGCTGATCTCTTTTTCTGAAGTGTTTTTTGACCCCATACCGCGATACCCGTTTTAGGGAAGGAAGCAATTGGATTAACAGATTTGATATATAAATTATCTCTATCATTTTGAGTCATTAATCTTTCAGTTTGTACAGCGATATCAATACCACCACGATTTAAACCAGCTGGTGCGTACCACGGGTGTGCTACTAAGTCGTTGAAGGAGAATACTCCCGGGACAACGGCACTCGGTGGAACCCATACATTTCGACCCAAATCTGGATCTGGAATTTGAATCCATGGATAGTACATTGCGGCGTAGTTAGTATTTCTACCTTCAGCAGCCAATTGTGCTTGTCCTACAGTAGATCCGTGTGTAGTCGGATCAATCATATAGAATACATCACCACGATCTTCGCACATATTTATACCACGAGTAATTAATTTAGCATGATCAGTACATCCTTCAATTAGGCCCGGTGTCAATAGCATATTAATATCATATTGATCCTTATTCGCTAAGATATCAATTGCATCTTGATACGCTGTAGATCCACTCACTGCCACGGCTACATTCAATCCTTGAGTATTGTTATTATAAATGTCTTGATACATTGCCCGTGGGTGTGTTACATTACCTTCAGATCCATATGCAAATGTTCCAGACACAATAGCTGGCAATGAACCAGTTAATGCCGCAGATCTAACAGAACCATTTGCATTTAGGAAATTCATAGTATTGTTTACCGATTTAACTCTTACGAATCTTGATCGGTTTTCATATGATCCAGATTTTTGTAGGTATGGTTCCCCAGATGAATCGTATCTTAATGTCCACTTCATGTCACCGATAACTCTACTAATATAATTAGCAGTAGTCGGATCCAATGAAATTTGTGAATATTGTTCGATTATTACTTTTCTTGAATCAATGTCATCACCGCGTCTGATTAATAAATCAAATGTTCCACGATCATTGTTTACACCTGAAATTTCCCATCTAATATTATAAGCAGAACCAGAAACCAATGCACCAGCGGTTGTCAAGTCAGCAGATATTCCAGATCCTGAATCTGTTCCAGCTGCTTGCCCAGAGTTAGTGATATCACCATCTGACAACGCTTCCAATGAGAATGCCATGTTACTAGCTGCTTGAGCTGATGCTCCAGAAACTTGTGATTGTCTCGAAGATGAATTTATGATGTTAGTATACGCTGGTTGGTAGTTTCCTGCCAATGTTCTAACTACAGTTATTACATCACCATATTTAAGATATTCTTGAACTGCATAAGTAGTTAAGTATTTATATTCTTGCTCACTTGCTCCAGATCCAGAAGAAAATACATCCCCGAACCATCTAATATACTCTGAATATGTAGATAACGATGTAGGTACCAATGCTGGTCCACGGACCGTTGGTCCAACTATCGCTGCTCCAACCGCACTTATCTGCTCAGGTAAATAACTTAAATCAAATTCGCGGGTAAAAACACCTGCCGATATGAATACATTCTTAGCCATTAAATATCCTCTATTATTTTATTTTATCGTCGATATATATGTG